GAAGGAGACACAGCAACTTTGTTAGCAGTTCCGCCTGTTGGTTGTGCTATTCTTTGAATGTCAACCTTCACCATTTTATTACTTGAAGAATCCGTTGAAACAAGGTTGTCGGATCCTGCTTTGGTGAATATGGTATTCAACGAGTCCATATTTGATGAGATCGTTGAAATTGTATTGTTTATGTTTGCTGAATTTACATCAGACGTATACAAATGGTTGTTTGCACCAACCTTATTAAATTCCAATTTATTCAATTGGGTGAGTGCATCACCGGTTAGTGCCATGTAATCACCCGATGCACCAAGAACTCTTATAACAGCGGTAACTGAGTCTGTAGCGGCATTCAAGTCTCTAATATCAAGGTTGGCACCTGTGATGGTGATTGGAACCATATCACTGCCTGTATAGCCGTGAACGGGCATCACTTGAGATCTAGAGGTTGGCAAACTGGTTCCAAATGAAAGACCATCTATCTTGAGGAATTCTAAATTATCAACGATAGCGGTAACACCAACAGAACCAGTAACAAGATTCACATACAACGCACCAGTGCTATCAACCTTGAATGGAATTTTGGTGTCGTAATTATTGATGTTGGTAAGACCGTGTGTGAAGACCGCAACAGGATATGCACCTGAAAGACCAACGACACGGACGGTATCTTCTGCATTGAAAGATTGGTCAGATCTCACTAATGTTGCTAATGTTAAAGGAGTTGCTCCACTTGTTGCTCTTAATAATCTTGTTTCAAATCCAGAAGAGGTACTATCTATCGGCGTACTACTAGATACAACATTCACATTGTTCAACACAGACACACTATCAGAACCATATGTCAGTGATCGAATGTCGAGGTCTGTTGCGGTAACTCCAACTGCCCATCCGCCAGAGTAGCCAACGATTCTCACAACATCTTGACCCGCAGCACCAGCCGTCGCTGGATCTCCTGCTGTCAATGCACGAATTCCAAAGTTTGTTGCAGTGACTCCAACTGCCCAACCACCAGAGTATCCAACCACACGAACAACATCTTGACTAATTGCACCAGCAGTAGTTGGATCTCCTGCGGTTAATGTTCTGATGTCAAGATCAGTTGCAGTTACTCCAACGGGTTGATTTACGCTTACAGTTCCCGTTACAGTTACGGTTCCACCAACACTCGACACGGCAACCGTTGGAGTGTTTACGATAGCAACTGGCAAACCGTTTGATGATGTAACTCTTGTACCACCTTCTCCAGTAGCACCATAAGCAATCTTCATTACTTGAAAATGATTTCCCTCTGATGCGGAGTAGTCTGTCGCAATTACCGCTTCTCCAGAAAATCCTGATACTGCCACATTGTTGTCCGTGTCGTAAGCCATTTTGATTCCTTTTTATGATTCTGTGATCTTGATTATTTATACTCCTTGACACCACAATACATAGAGTATAATCCTCATCATGATTGACCCCACACAGATATCCAATCTCATAGAACGAATGGTTTCCAACAGAAAGATCTCCTACATGGAGGCTGTTTTGGAAATTTGCGAAGAACATTCAGTTGATGCATCGCTTGTGGCAAAGCACTTGTCTCGTCCAATCATTGAAAACATTGAGAACGAAGCACGACAAGTGAATCTATTGCCGCGTAAGAAATCATTGCCTTTCGCTTGACACACACCGTACACGCTGTATACTCAGCACATTGTCAGATACTCAGTACACCCAGTAAAAGGAGCAATACGATGTCAGATTTCGCAAGTTTTAAGAAAAGTTCGAAGAACAACCTTGGCAAGATTGCCAAGGAACTAGAGAAAGTCACTAAAGGCGGGGGAGAGAATTCCTACAAGGATGATCGTCTCTGGCAGCCTGAAGTTGACAAGACGGGTAACGGGTATGCAGTCATCCGTTTCCTCCCCGCTCCTCCAAGCGAGGATCTTCCTTGGGTTCGTGTCTTCAGCCACGGATTCCAAGCAAAGGGTGGTTGGTACATTGAGAACTGCCCCACCACAATCGGACAGAAGTGTCCCGTTTGTGAAGCAAACAACGAGTTGTGGAACAGCGGAAACGACGATGACAAGAACATTGCGCGTGATCGCAAGCGCAAGTTGTCCTACATCAGCAATGTCCTTGTGATTGAAGATCCTGTGAATCCTGCCAACAATGGTAAGATCTTCCTCTACCGCTATGGCAAGAAGATCTTTGATAAGATCAACGACAAGATGAATCCTCAGTACAAGGACGAGGATGCTGTAAATCCGTTCGACTTCTGGCAGGGAGCGAACTTCAAGATCAAGATTCGCAATGTAGATGGATACCGCAACTACGACAAGTCGGAGTTCTCTGCATCGTCACCTCTCCTCGACGGAGATGACAAGGCACTTGAGGCTCTGTGGCGCAAGGAATACTCATTGCTTGACTTCGTGAAGCCCGATCAATTCAAGGCATACGGAGAACTCAAGACAAAGTTCCAATCCGTCATCAATGGTTCTCAGTCTCAGAAGGCAGAGGACATGGACATTTCTGAGGAAGAAGAGGATGCTTCGGAGAAGAAGTTCACCCCGAAGTTCCCAACTGCTGAAGCGAAGGCACCTGGTCGGGAAACAAAGCCAAAGACTAGCAAGGTGAGTGAAGATGATGACGAGGATGATGCCTTGTCATACTTCAAGAAGTTGGCAAATGAGTGAGTTTTATACATATTGTTGTTCGCCCCAGTCTTCTCACTGAGTCGGCGTGGGGACAGTGCAAGCGTCTCATTACGCTATTCACTGCGCGTCGGGGAGTAACTTAACCCGCACAAGGAACTTCGCTACCGAACACCCCTCAGAAATGAGGGGTGTTTTATTTTCAGAACACAGCAAGAATAAATAGTGGTATGAAGAAGAGCGATAAAGCATTAATTGAATCTTTAAAAACAATCCTATCTTCTGATGATGAGTTGAAGAAGGATAAGGTAAAGATGCTTATTGATATTGGATTTTTTGGTTTGAATGAAAAGGAAAAAGAATCTTTGTTCAATCCAAAACCCACAAAAAGGAAGAATGCAAATGGCACAAAAGAAGAAATTGACCGAGAAGCATGAGTCGGACTATCAGTTTGCTCGTCGTTGTGCCGATAGAATGAATCTTCCATGGCAAGCAATAGTTTCTAATCAGAAGTATGTTGACATCATCAGAGAAGCACGTTATACTAATATGAGTGTGAGTGAAACCGTGGCTTACTTCAAGGAAGTTATTTCCGAGAAGAAAGATATCGAAAAGAAGACTAAGGTAAAGACACCTGGTCAAACCATGGATATATCAAAGAGGAGCAAGGATTTTCCAACTCCTCCCTGTGAAATGGATAGATGATTGAAAACATACAACTACCAACCCGTACAACTAGACCTTCCCGAACTCCGTGTGCTTGAGAGCAAGCATGGGAGAGTCTATATCACACCTACGGGAAAGCATCTACCGTCTGTCACGACGGTCACTGGCTTCGAAGGCAAGGACGGGATAGAGATTTGGCGTAGAGCAAATCCTCGCGAGGCACAACGAGTCTGTGATCGTGGAAACACGATCCATTCCATGATGGAACATCTCCTCAAGAACGAGGATGTTGTTCTTTGTGAACATTCTGATGTCAATGAACTCTACGAAATGCTGAAGAGCCACGTCGAGACAAAGATCGACAATGTCTATGCACTTGAGCAACACATGTGGAGTGAGAGCGTAGGACTCGCTGGCAGAGTTGACTGCATCTGCGACTACGATGGGAAACTTTCAGTTGTGGACTTCAAGGGTTCGACTCGCGAAAAGCACACAAGTGGAATCAAGAACTACTTTCAGCAAGCCACAGCATACTCTTTGATGTTCCAAGAACTCACTGGTCGAAAGGTCGAGCAGATTGTGATTCTTGTGGCTTGCGAGACGGGTGTCCTACAAGAGTTCGTAAAAAAGCCCGTGGAATATGTCCCCGGGCTTCTTAGTTCTCTTCAGTTGTACAATCAGTGGTATCAGTTGAATCCGATTACTGTCGAATTGTGATTGATGTAACGAACCTTGAGTGGTAGGATCTCTCCTGGTGCCATGACAATGCGCGTGGTTGCGCTATCTCTCCACAATCTGACATCTGCGGTTATACCTGTTGTTAGAGCAGTTGCTGTACACATGATTGCATTTGCTCCACCTGTCCACCCACCTGTTGGGATGGTAAATGACTCTGAATATTGTCTGTCCATGGTAATCCTCCTGTCATATTTAGCAAAGCAGCGATTTAGGAAATCTCAGATTGGGTCTATACATAAGGTACATGGTTTCATTTTATAAAGGAGAACCAAATGGCAGATTTTCTAGGTACGGCTTGGTGGAGCATTCTCATGTTTGTCGCTGGTGCTGCAATCGGCACCCCACTTTGGAATTGGGTTTCCAAGAAACTTCCTTGGAATAAGTGACAGACAACCAAGTCTTCTCTAAAGAACACAGCGGCTTTTTGCCGCTGTTTTCCTTTATACATATTTTACGAAATCACGGAGATTCAAATGAACCCATTCACTCGCAGAGACTCGCTTTCCGATATTGCCGCAAACACTCTTGACAAGAGCAAGAATCAGACTCTTGTTGAAGCACTATTGGAATCAACATACAACACAAACCACCGCTCTGCGTTGGACGATAGAGCCTTGTTCTACGTCGAGAAGCCAGAGAACATGCAAGTTATCAATGCATTCATCAAGAGGTTTCTCACAGGTCAACATCTTGATCCAATGGATCGTTTGAATCGTCTCTTCCTACAGTTGCAAACAATCGGTCTTCATGTGGATGATGGTGACATGAATTTCGGTGTCAAGGATGCCACAAATGGCACATTCAATGTCTATCAATATGGAAGACGCGCTAGTGATCACCCAATCTCTGGTGACGAATATATTGATGACGAAATCTTTCTTCGTTCCCGTATGCACGGTAAGTTGAAGATTCGAACATCTATGGTTCCTGGCGGACTCTACCTGATCGATGCAGAACTCTACATGACATCTGAAAAGAAGAACCACGACTGAGTTTCTAATGTCAGACAATCGTATTCGTGATGAAGACTTTTTGACCTTCGCACTTGAAAACTATGACAATCCACAATGCTCCTCTCTTGAGGAGTTCTATGAGGATATAGACAGAATCAAGTATTTGAAGAGATTGATGAATCGTGATGATGGGGATACTGCACAACGAAACAGATTGATCATAAACCATCTCATTGTTATAACCAATGTGTTTGGAATAGAAGTTGGAAATCGAATCCTGTTTCACAGAATGGAAGAAAAGTTCCATTCAAGACTCAAGACATTCCTTTATTATCTCAATGTGCTTCGCCACGAAATACCAGAGGCTGATCTTGCAGTAATACCAATGGAAGATTCTCTTTTGCAAGAACTGAGGAAGATATGAAAGACACTCCTGAAAACTTTAGCAAACACTTGGATGAAGAAGCCGAAAGACTAATTCTTGAGGCACTTGAGGATCAAGATAAGATGGACATCCTTGAGATTATGCTTGGAGAAGAAGTTGCAAATACAGCCTCTGCACCTGGTCTTGCCATGGTTTCAGACGGAGAACCCGTTTCTCCACGATACAAGCAACGCGAGTTTGGTAAGGGAATCTGGCGAAGAAAGAAAAAGAAAGAGCCAGTGTTCGAAACCTCAGATATAAAACTATCACTTGATATTGCAAACACATCATTGATGGAAACTCACTATGTTGTGTATGGTGTAGATGACATCAATGTCGATCAAGTTCTCTCACTCATTCCATCTGAAGAACTTGAGATGCTTGCTGAAGGAGCAAAGCGCAAGATTGTCATTCGTGGTGGAAAGAAGAGAATCGTCTTCAAGTGCCCAGCGGGACAGAAACTTGCCAAGAAGGGTGGAAAGGCTTGTGTGAAGATGGGTGGAGCAGAGAAGGCTCGCCGCTCCAAGCAAGCCAAGAGAGCCGCACGAAAGGCAAAGAAGAAGAGAGCAGCGGCAAATCGCAAGAGAGCAAAGTCTATGAAGAAAAGAAAGTCGATGGTGCGAAGATGAATAGTTTTGTGACTAGAATTGCAGCAATTCTTTCAATGGGAATTATGATGATTGGTGCAAAATGCACCTCGACTCCATCTATCATAAAACCAGAAACTCCTGTAGCCACAGTTGTGTATGATGATGTCAAGAAAGTTACAGAATCAAATGAGGTTGTAAAAGCAAATGCAGAAGAGATTCAACAGTCTGCTACTGCCATTACTCAATCTGCTATTGCTATAAAGGACAAGACTGAAGATCCTGTTGTTGCTGAAGAGGCAAGTAAGATTGTTGTTGAAAGTAACAAGGTGGAGAATGCTGCCATCTCAATACAGAAAGAAGTTGATATAGTACAGAAGGATCTTTCTGCTGAGAATGTACAGCCACTTCTTGAGCAAATTGAGCAACTTGAGAACACCAACAGCGATTGGAAGAAGAAGTACGATGATCTTGTTGCCGCATCGACCGCAGAGATTCAGAAGATTGTAAGAATCTTTTGGATGGTTGGTTTCGCAATGATTGTTGCGGGAATGATCGTAGCATACTTTCACAAGGTCATCGGCGGAATCATTCTCTGTGCAGGATTTGTTTCTGTTGGTCTTGCAGCAGCAAACCAATACTACTATCAAGAGATTGCCACAGTTGGTCTTGTAGTATTCATAATCGGATTCCTTGCATCTGCGATTTCAGTTGGCTACTTCATCTTCAGAAACAAGAAGACAGAAGAAGCAGTTGCAGACAATGTCAAGTTGCTTGAGGACATCAAGACTGAGATTCCCGAAGAGGCAAAGATCAAGATTTTCGGTGATGATGGTCTTGCCAAGAAGGTTCAGAAGCAATCGACGCAGAGACTCGTCAAGGAAATCCGCTCTAAGTTGGTCAAATAGCGGAGAGAAGAATCTCACCATGCATCTTCTTGCAGATGTAATAGGCATCTATCACATCTGATACGGGTGATGTGATGTCCTTCTTGTCTGGTGTCATGATTGACTTGAGATCTATGCCAGTTTCCTTGAGAAACGCTTCGTGCATAGCAGTCTTGTCTGCGTTGCCCTTACCACAACCAAACTTCTTCACCTCTGTGGGTGGAATGATGGTAACGGGAATGCCCTCTTGAAATAGTTTGTACTTCAGTACACCTGTATTCTCAGCAATGTGAAACACTTTGCCTGTAGCAGAGTATGCATAGCCTTCAAGAGCCACTTGCTTCACATCCTTCAGAATGTCTATTGCCCAATCAGCAATGCTCTGATACCGCTCCATATCTTCTTCCCATTCGGAGAACAACTCTCCATGAATGTTTCCCATGAAGATCTTGGCATACTTCTTGGTATCGGTCAGAAAGTAGAAGCAGCAGTCATCAAACGTGAACTTACCACCACCTTCAAAGACGCAGATGCAAGGACCACAAAGAGAGTAGTCGATTCCTGCGATCTTGTGAAGTGTGTGAGTCATGAATTATAACTTTTCTGCAAGGATTTCCGTAAACAAGGATTCCTTTTCTATGTAGTTTCTAATGTAGGGTTTTCCATCAGGCTTAAATTCTTGCTTGACTCTTACTTTTAAGAAGTCTTTTCCACTAGAACTTATTATTAGAGATGGGAGTTTGTTGTCTGCACCATATGTCACTCGCGATTGAAATTTTATTTTTTCTATTTTTTTGAAAATATCATCTAATTTATACACAGTTGCACGTCCGCCACCAAGTTGTAATAATGTAAAATGTGGTTCTTCCAAGGACGCAAAATTTGCTATGCCCAAAGCCATTTGTTTTTTGAGTTTGGACTCGCCGCTTCCTTTAAAGTCTTTATTCAGAAGTTTGTTAACATGTTCAAACATCAATCCAAGTGCTTTTTCTGACTTCTTCTTCCTAAACATCAAATCATCATACTGATTTTCAAATCTGGAAAGATTCGTGATAGAAAACAACTTACCCCAAAGTTCAGTTTGTTTTTCAAATTCTGCCCCTGATACTTGCCCAAATTGTTTTACATCTCCCGCTTTCAGTGAGAGATTGATATTGACAGGAACAAGTTTTCCTTTGTCGTTCGTTACTTTAACACTAACATCCACTTTGGTTGTTTTCTGTCCGCCAAGCCCATCTGATATAACTTCAATGCGATCAAATCTATTATTTTCATAAAGAAGCATAGCCCATTTACTCACTGCATCGCTATTCACATATTTCACCGCTCCATCTGCGTATTCCTTAAGAACAGATTCGTTGTTTGGATCTAACAAAGCACTCAGATTTACATCTGCTAGAGAGATATAGATTCTTACAATATCGCTTATCTTGGGATTTTTGTTGGGAGAATCATATTCTACTTCAACATATTTTCCTGCTTTGCCTGCATAGTTGTTTATTTTAGTATTGGATAATTTGCGAATCATGCTGAATATATCCGATGTTTGTATCTGTTTGTTCTTATTGAGAAATCTGGCAGCAATAGCAGCAGCAGCGACTCCCTCTGTGGCATCTCCTTTATTGACATTTATTTTTGGCTTTTCTATTGCTGAAATGGTTATGACAGGACTCTTGCTGTCTTTAGTTTGCAATGAAATCCCAAGAGCCTGATCTTGTGTTTTTAATCCACCAGCCCCAAGTCTTTGCCATTCCTTGATTGCCTTCTTGTTGAAGGGGTTGTTCTTTAGTATTAATGACTTTGTTCCCACTTTTATGGGAACATTTTTGGTCATTGACTCATTGAGAATTTCCGTTAATGGTATAACGTACTTACCCAATTGTCCCGGACTTGTGTTTTTCAGATTAGCCATATTGGTTGTTGTTACTTCTTCTTACGAAGTTTTCTTTTTGGGGATCTTGAACTTTTACGGCTCTTTGGATTCTTTATTTGAATCTTGATTCTTTCTGGTTCTCCACCACCAGCGGTGATGAGTTTATCGCCTGTTCCGCGCATTATTTCTCGCGTCATCTGCTTACGAATCTGTGATACTGTTCCTGCCTTTGCATTGACGGGAGTCTTTGCATAAGCATGGCAAACTTTTCCTGCACATCTTGCAGCAAACTGCCCCACACGCTTTGCAAAATCGAGAACACCTTCATCAAGTTCTTTTGGACCACCAACGATCTCTGCGCTTGGTATAGTTGCAATCGCAGTCTTCTTTGCATCGGACTGATTCACTGCTTGAATCACAACCTTGCGTGGAGTTCTTCCCTTTTCTCCAGGAAGCCTATATCGAACAAGGTATGTCTTTTCATTTGATGATTTTGGTTCTTTCTTTTCTGCCATATGGTCATCCTAGCAATGGTCTGTCACCATTGTTGAGTTTTGATAGGTCAATCTTTTGATTCGTTGCAGGGCGGAAGGAGTTGATGGTAGGCTCCGTTCTCTCTGGTTGTGCCATTGGCATCCCTTGCGTTGGTTGGTTTCTGAATCTTTCTCTGCCGTTCAGAACACCCTCTAGGACTGAGCCATTCTTTGGTGCCTTCTGCTTGGGCTTTGGAGCGGTTGGCATTTCATTCACAACCTGTCTAGGCTGTGGTTCCTCTCGTCTTGCGGGATCATGTGTGCGTACTGAGATTGTTTCTCTTGGCACGTTGAACTTGCGCTCTATTGATTCTGAAAGTTTCTTGAAAGTAGTGTTCTCTGGTAGTTTCGATGCGCCAAGACGCTTGATATCGTCATTTGATGTAAACTTGTATTTCATGGCTTCAAAGGTTTTCCTATCCTCAAAGATGTGCAATACAGAAGTGTTGTCTGTGTATAAAGTAAACAATGTATATTTCCCCGATAGATCGGGGTCATTGCTTTCCAAAAGAACGCGAGTGATGCTTGATGTTAAAGAATCTGCCATCTCAAATGAACCTCCGATTTATTTATGAAACAACAAAGGAGAGGTTTCCCTCTCCTTCGTGTGCATACCACCTTGTAGCCTAAAGTTTATTCGTCGCTGAGAAGAAGTGCGAGTTCGTCTGAGATCTCGCCAGTCTCTGCGAAATCAGCAAGGATTTCTGCAAGACCATCTTCGCCGTAGAGTTCGATTCCCTCTGCAAGGATCTCATCAAGGATGTCCCAATCTTCAGAAACAACTGAAGCAGATGGTGCCTTTGGGGTCTTTGCCATTGGCTTTGGCTTACTGGCGGAACCAGGAGCGCGATTGCTCATGGTTGGCTTACCTTTTCTTGTCTTGTTAACAATTCTACCACCAGTAGAAACATTTGCTGCACCTTGGTTTGATTGGTGCTGCAACTGATAGGAGAGTGCTGCTCCCGATGCTGGTGCTTCGTTTACTGATTGTGAAACTGTTTCTTGAACAGATTCGATGAGTGATGTGTATCCCTTGCGATTGATTGCCATTGCTCTTACCTTTCGTAGTTTCGAAACTATGTGAGTGTGCTGATAGGT